GGTTAATATTTCAGCGGTGCAGACCGATACGGGCGCAACTATCAGCGTAACCGATAGAGAGGGCGTTGTAACTACCGTGCATATTGATACGCTTATGGCGGTTAATACCTGGGAGGATATTAAAAACGCCGTCCGCTTGGGACTCGGCGCAACACTTTTCCCCGTTGGTTATGAGTTTACAACCGAGGACGCTACTACGGGAGCGGTTATTACCTGGGTTGTAAGAGGACACGACCACCATACAGCGGCAAACGGTAAGCTCGAGCACACTATGACGCTTGAAACAAAGTATGTATACGGCAACAGCGCAGGCTCGTACTTATCTCTCGTATTTGACGCATACGAGGCACTCTACTACGCAGCCGAGGAACTCCCCGCAGGCACCTATAATTTTATTTGGAATTATGATACGAGCGCGGTTGTCAGCGGCACCTATCAATTTACGCTCACTAAACCCGTACCCGCAGGCGGGCAAATTGTGCTCGGTACCAACTCGAACTCGACAGCGATTACCTCTTGCAAGATTGCTACTTACGCAACCGTAGCGGGTACCGCTGCTATCGAAAGCGGTATTGTAGTAACGGCAGGCGACGGAGGCGCAAACCTCGGCACAATCAACAATTACAGCACAGATAACGAAAACCTTAATTGTGCTCAAAGAGTAGTGTTTGGCTCCAATAACTACGCACAGAGCGCGGCTCGTCAGTGGCTTAACAGCGGCGCAGCAGCGGGCGGCGTATGGACTCCTACGAACAAGTTTGACCGTGCCCCGTCCTGGGCTACTACAAAAGCGGGCTTTATGAGCGGACTACCCGCCGAATTTTTAGCGGTTGTACAGCCTGCGGCTATTCCTTGCCGCACTAACTCCGTATTTGAGGTAAACAGCCTCGACGGTACCGAGTACACCGTTAATAAGTTTTACGAGCTCCGCGACAAATTTTTCTTACTCTCCCGCCCCGAAATTTACGGAGATTGGGACAGCGCAACCTATAAAGACGGTGAGCGTTTAGAGTATTACGAGGGCTTGACTAACACCGAGCGCAAGAAATACGACGCGGCGGGCTCGGCGCGTCATTGTTGGCTCCGTTCCCCGGACCCTGGGAGCGCGAGCCACGAGCGCCGTGTGGGCACCGGCGGTAGTTTGTACAGCGGCCACGCGATTATCGCTACCGGAGTCGCCCCCGCTTGTATAATCGCATAATCACACAATCCGCCTCGGTAGAGGCGGCAAAAAGGAGGTTTTAATATGAGCGTTAGAAAAGGCGACAGAGGCGAGGGCAAATTACAAGTGCTCAATAAGGCGCGGGAGTTAAAGAGGTACTCTTTAGCGGCTCTCAAAAATGATAAACATTTTCCAAAGAGCACCCGTTGGCTTTATGCCTCCCCGATTGCTAACGAGGTACGCGAGGCTTGTACTTGCATACGGCACGCTAACTCGGTATATGTAACAAATGCCGAGGAGTACAGCTACCGCCGTATGGAGCAAGTAAAAGCGCACGCACACCTCGACGCTCTATTAGACCTTATCGACGACGCATACGACGCGGGCTATATTTCGGGCGATAAAGTAGAGTTTTGGACGGGGTTAATACTCAAGACAGACGACCTATTAAAAGCCTGGATTAAGTCCGACAAAGACAAGTACAAAGAAATGTAGGGCGGTTGCTATATTTTCGGCTCGGCGCGTAATTGTTGGCTCCGTTCCCCTAACCCTGGGAACGCGAACAACGAGCGCAATGTGAACACCGACGGTAGTTTGAACAACAACAACGCGATTAACGCTAACGGAGTCGCCCCCGATTGTGAGAAAAGCCCGTTTCAAGTAGTCAATAGACCAAAGCAGCGCAGCTCACACAAGGAGCGACCGTCCTACCTCCGAAAGGAGGGAATATTGCGGGCGACAAAGGTACCTTACGGGGTAGTCCTTTTATATGCGTCCGCCTAAATTATTATGAGTTACGAGCAAGTAATTTCTTTCGATAGCCTTTATAAAGGCTTAAAACAAAGCTGCCGTAATATCCGTTGGAAAGATAGTACTGTAGGCTATGAGGGTAACGCCCTCAAGAATACATACCGATTACGGGAAAGCCTCTTGAGCGGCAAATACAAAATAGATAGGTACCAACACTTTACCATATACGAGCCGAAACGCCGCGACATTGTGGCGACCAGGTTAAAAGACCGACAATTTCAACGCTCGCTATGTGATAACGGACTTTACGAGCAGATAACAAAATCGTTTATAAAAGATAATTGCGCCTGCCTACGCGGGCGCGGAGTCGATTACACCCTAAACCGTATAACGGCGCACTTACGCCGCTACTATGCCGCCAACGGCTGCGACGGTTGGGTGCTCAAATGCGATATACACCATTATTTCCCGAGCATACGCCACGATATAGCAAAAGCGGCAATATGCAAGAGGGTTAAAGACGAGCAAATAGCGGCTCACGCCTGCGCGATTGTAGACTCTTTCGGCGGTGATGTGGGTATCGGGCTCGGCTCGCAAGTATCGCAGCTTGTCGCTCTCGCTGTCCTGGACGACCTCGACCACTTTATAAAAGAGCGGCTCCGCGTTAAGCATTATATACGCTATATGGACGATTTTATACTAATCCACCAGGACAAGGAATTTTTGCAGCATTGCCGAGCAGAGATTGAAAAGCAAGTAGCGGCTATCGGGCTACAGCTCAACGGCAAAACTACTCTCTATCCTCTGCGCCAGGGCGTAAAGATGTTGCAATGGCGTTTTATCGTTACCGACTCGGGAGCGATTATACGCAAAATGGGTAAAAAGAAACAAAGCAAGCAACGCCGCAAGCTCAAAAAGCTATTTGCTAAAGAGCAGAGCGGCGACTATGCACCAGGGACGGCGCACGAGTCCCTCGTTTCTTGGCTTGCAAACGCCGCCCGAGGAGATACCTACCACGAGCGGCGCAAAATGATAAAGTTTTATAAAGAATTGGAGGGCTCTTACCGTGAACAAGAATTTTTACAAACGCCTCGCCCAGGTTGAGGCAATGGCAGCAGCCACAAAAGCAGAACTCGAGGAAACCTTAAAGGCGGCATACGCTGCCGCTTGTGAGGAGCAAAACGAGGAGGAGGCAGCAGCACTCGCTCGCAAGATACGAAATAAGCTGCTCGACGACAGCGACGCGCAAATGACGCTTGACCGCCTCGGACTCGACTTCTCCTCTGCTACAAAGTTTATTACCTCTCTCGGCAAAATCTTTAAGGGAGCTTGGGCGGAATACCGCCAGGCTTTAAGAGATTTACCCGAGCAAGCGGGTTTTCCGTTTAATATCGAATTTCCGACACCTCCCGACAAAGAGGAGGGCTCCGAAAATGACACTATTTGAGCTCGTGGAGCGGTTGAGTGAGGTTACGCACTTGCAAGCCGATATTATCCGCAAGCAAGCCGAGGTTATCGAGCAGGCTAATATAGCCGACTCCGTAGCCGAGGAGTTAGCGGCTATGCGTGATACGGCGGCAGCAGAGCTAAACCTCATTAGCAAGGAGGGATATTAAACAATGTGGGACATTTTTATTAAATGGCTTATACCGTTTCTATGTGGCGGGGTTGTTTCAGCCCTGGGCGTAGTTATCGGGCGTATTAAGCTCGGTAAAAAGAAACAAGACGCACTCGGAGAGGGCTTGCAATGCCTGCTCCGTGCAGAGATTATAAGCCAATACGAGAAATGGTACGAGCGCGGCTACTGCCCTATATACGCAAAAGAGGCGTTACGACGCGCATATCACAGTTACCATACTTTAGGCGGAAATGATGTTGCGACGGGCTTATACGAGGAAACAATGGAGCTCCCCGAACACCCGCCGAAACACAATTAAAGAAAGGAGGCGCACCTATGAGAAAGGTACCTACAGAAACCATTATTAGAGCTATTGTGCTTTTTGTTACTTTGGTAAATACCATTTTGACAATGAGCGGCAAAAACCCTCTCCCGTTTGCGGAGGAGGAGCTCTACGCCTGGCTCTCTGCTGCTGCTACCGTAGCGGCTACTTTGTGGGCTTGGTGGAAAAACAACAGCTTTACTCCCGAGGCTATCCAGGCGGACAAGTATTTAGCGGAGCTCAAGGCTAACGACATTGAGTATACGGAGGAATGAGTATGCAAATCAAAGAAACTATTTTAACAAATAACCCTTGCTATAAGGCGGGTAAGAAAATCACGGTTAAGGGACTTATGCTCCATAGCGTAGGCTGCCCGCAGCCGTCCGCCCTCGTTTTCGTCAATAATTGGAATAAGAGTACATACGACAGAGCGTGCGTACACGCCTTTATCGACGGAAATACGGGCGTTATTTATCAATGCTTGCCGTGGAGCCATAGAGGTTGGCACGGCGGCGGAGCCTCTAATAATACGCATATCGGCGTTGAGATGTGCGAGCCTGCGTGTATCAAGTATACGAGCGGCTCAAATTTCACTTGCTCCGATACCGCCACCGCAAAGGCGGTAGTTAAGCGTACATACGACGCAGCGGTAGAGCTTTTCGCTTTCCTCTGCAAGGAGTACAAGCTAAACCCGCTTGCAGACGGTGTAATTATCAGCCACCGAGAGGGACACGCTCGCGGTATCGCCTCCAACCACGGCGACCCCGAGCACTTGTGGAACGGCTTAAAAATGGGCTACACTATGGACGGCTTTAGAAAGGCTGTTGCGGCAGCTATGAACGCAACCGAGGAAAAGCCCGCAGAGCCCGCACCCGCAAAGACTCTTTACAGAGTGCAGACGGGAGCTTT